CCGGCCGGCCGCATCCGGTCAGCCCCGGCGAGGCCGAGGCGATCATCGCCTGGCGCGCCGCCGAGGCGCAGGCGCTCGCCGACGGCGAGGACATCCGCCGGGCGCGGGCGGCCCTGCTCATGTGGGCGCCGCCCGAGGTCCGAGCATGACCGACCAGGTCAACCGCCTGCCGAGCCTCGTGCCGCCGTTCCGTCAGCTCGGCTTCCCCGGCGCTCCGTGCGGCGGGCGCTCCTGTTGTACCGATTCGGTGGGGGCTGAGATCGTCCGGGCCGAGACGGGCCGCACGATCACCCTGGCCGCCTTCCGGGCCGCTGCCCGCCCGGGTGATCCGACCCCGTGCGGCGGCCTGACGCCCGGCCAGTTCCTGCGCGGCCTGCGCGCGTTCGGGGTCAAGGGCTACGACTACGTCCCGAACGTCACCGCGTCCGATGTCCTCAAGGCGACCGATCGTGGCATCGTCCTGACCGGCGTGGGCTACTACGCCTACCCGACCCGGGCCGAGTGCGAGATCGGGGGCAAGACCGATCTGCCGTTCCGCGGCGCCCATGCCATCGCGGTCTTCGGTCGGCGGTTCCGCGACGGGCGCTGGATCTGCTGGGTCCGGGACCCCGACCATCACTGGGATGGCCGGGATGCAGACGGGACGCCGGCGCCGCCCTACGACCGGTTCGAGACGCGCTACCTGGCCCGGGCGATCCGGGCGCTCATCGGCGTCTCGACCCCGGTCGGAACCTGGACGACGACGTTCATGGTCGCCAAGAGCGACTAGCGGAAGGAGGCTGAGATGCAGCCGGAGTTTCTTGGTGAGTGGATCACGGAGGGGCGGATCATCCACGTTCGGACGCCGGGGCTTGATCACTGTCAGCCTGCGGTGATCGTTCGTCACTGGGGCGGTGGCGTGATCAATGCGCTCGTCTTCCGTGACGGCAGTAACGACCGTGAGGAGGACTGGCTGAAGCCGCTCGATGGGGCGCTCGTGGTGTGGCGGACATCGATCGTTCATCAGTCACAGGCGGGAGACGACGAGCACTCTTGGCACTTCCCTGAGCGGCCGCCGGCAGGCTGGCCGGAACGGATCGAGGAGGAGGTTCTAGCATGATCGAACGGTACCTGAACGACCCGCTCGTCGCGCCGCTCTGGGCGCTCGCGGCTCTCTCGCTCGCGGTCTTCGTCCTCACGGTGTGGCGGGCGATCGAGGCCGGGGCGTTCGACCTCGCCAAGCTGCCGCGCCTGCTCGACACGCTTGTCCTGCGCCGGCTCGTCCCGCTCGCGCTCCTGGGCGCGACGGCCTACGCGGTGACCGACCCGACGACGAAGGACGCCCTGATCGTCGCCTACAGCGGCGGGGTCGTCGCGGCTGCGGCAGCCGAGGCGATGCAGCTCCTCGACGCCGTCCTCGGGCGGACGTTCCCGGACATCCCGATGAGCGACACGACGCCGCCCGCCGTCGACTCGGCCGGCTGACGTGGCGCCAGCGACCCTCACCCGCCGCTACCTGCGGGCCCGCAAGCTGTCGAGCCCGGACGTGGCCGCGCGTTCGACCGCCGAGGTCCTCGACGAGTGGCGAACGCTCCGCCTGCGGACGGCACTTGGACGGACCTTTCGTCAGACCGAGCGTGTCACGATGCGCCGGCCCCGGTGGATGCCCCGGCGACTCTACCGCTGGCTGATGTCAACAATCGTCTTCGAGGCTCCGATCGAATGAACCGCCCGAAGCTCGTCGCAGTCCCGGATCAGCTCGATGCGGCGCTCGCGGCCGCCGCGGAACCGCCGCCCGTCCGCCTCGGCCAGGTCGACGTCACCCTGTCAAGCGGGCGAGCCGCGCGCCTGATCGTGCCTGTCGATCTCTCCGACACCGAGATCCTCGATCTGCTCGCGGCGCTCTCGAACCAGATGCGCCAGGCCGCGCTCGCCGCCCGATCCGAGGGGCCGGGCAGTCGGATCCTCGTTCCGAGGAGCGGATGAAGGCGCGCGCCGAGCATCACCTGAGGACCGTGAGTGAGGGTGATGGCTCGGCAGATCGGACGCAGCGTGTACTCGCGGGCGCTGCGGACCCCGGCCGACACTGCGGGGCCCAGTCGAAGCGGACGGGTCTGCCGTGTCGGCAGCCGAGGGGCTTTCGCACCGACCATCCGGGTGCCGGGCACTGCTGGCTCCATGGCGGCCGCACGCCGCACGGCGCCCAGTATGCCCGCCGCGAGGCTGCCGAGCGAACGCTCGACCGACTCGGCGTGCCGCGTCAGACACAGCCGGAGCAGGCACTCCTCGAGGTGGTCTGGGAGGCGGCGGGCAACGTCGCCTTCCTGCGCGCTCAGTGCTCGGCGCTCGGGGTGAACGTCGTCGGCGACGTCAACGCGATCGCCCAGCGCGAGGGGGTCGTGCTCAAGATCGGCGAGGACGTCCTGCCGATCGTCCGCCTGTACGGGGAGTGGACCGACCGGCTCGCGAAGTACGCGAAGGCCGCGGTCGATGCCGGGCTCGCGAAGCGCCAGGTCGAGCTCGCCGAGCAGACCGCCGACGCGATCGTCGGGATCATCACGGCCGTCTTCGACGAGCTCGGGCTCGACGAGGCACAGCGGGAGCGGGGCCGCGTGATCGCCGGGACGCGCCTGCGGCTCCTGGCGAGCGGAGCGGTCGCATGATCGGCTACGCCCCGGACCCGCTCGCGATCGCTGCCGAGCGGCTCCTGGCGCCGGTCCGGCGCTGGACGCCCGAGCCGCACCAGCGCCCGCCCGCTGGCGACTGGGACTACTGGTTGCTGATGGCCGGTCGCGGGGCCGGGAAGACGCATGCCGGTGCCCATTTCGTCGATGAGCACATGAGCGGGCCCGCCTGCTCGCCCTCGATCCCGGGCGGTCACCGTGCGGCTGTGATTGCACCGACCCTTGATGATGCTCGGGAAACGTGCGTGCGAGGGGTGTCAGGCCTGCTCGCAGCGAACGAGGCGATCCGGTTCAACGTCAATCGCGGGGTCGTCTCGTGGCCGAACGGCGCCGAGGCCAGGATCTTCGGTGCTTACCAGCCCGACGATCCGGACCGCCTCCGCGGCCCGCAGCACTGTCTCGTCTGGGGCGAGGAGCTCGCCGCCTGGCGCCAGCTGGACGAGACGTTCGACATGATGCGTTTCGGCCTGCGGGTCGGACGCCATCCGCGCGCCGTGTTCACGACGACCCCGAAGCCACGGCCTCGGATCAAGGCCCTCCTCGCCGATCCCCGGACGGCGGTCACACGGGCGACGACCCAGGACAACCCGTACCTCGACCCGGCCGTCCGCGCCGCGCTCTTCGATCGCTATGCGGGTACGCGGCTCGGGCGCCAGGAGCTCTCGGCCGAGCTCCTCCTCGACCTGCCGGGTGCGATGTGGCAGGCCGAGTGGATCGAGCGTGGACGGATCACGCCCACTGACCTGCCGGCCCTCGTCCGGGTCGTCGTCGCGGTCGATCCGGCCGTCACCGCGGCCGAGGACGCCGATGAGACGGCGATCGCGGTCGCCGGGATCGGGGAGGACGGCGGCTACTACGTCCTGGCCGCGGATGGCTACCACCTCTCGCCTCATGCCTGGGCGAGCAGGGCACTGGCCGCATACGACGCGCGCTCGGCGGACGTCATCGTCGCCGAGGTGAACAACGGCGGGGACATGGTGATCTCAACGATCCGCGCGGTCCGGGCCGAGGTGAACGTCCGCAAGATCAGCGCCAGCCGGGGCAAGGCCCTGCGGGCCGAGCCGATCGCGGCCCTCTACGAGCAGGGCCGAGTCCATCACGTCGGAACCTTCGAGGTCCTCGAGGACCAGCAGACGACGTTCCCGGTCGCGAACGAGCACGATGACCGGCTCGATGCCGTCGTCTATGCCCTGACCGAGCTCACCGAGGGCGGATCGGGGTTCGGCTCGTTCTACCGCGAGGAGGCCGACCGGCTCCGGGCGGCGCGGGAGGTGGCGGCATGAGCACCACGAAGCGCGGGCTCGCATTCCGCGTGTCGGACTCGTGGCCGCTCGTCTGGTCCACCGATCACGCAGAGATCAGGTGGCAGTCCGGCACGGTCCCCGCCGAGGGCGTCAACGGCCACCAGCCCCAGGAGGTCCTCGAGCTCGTCGCCGAACGGCTGCGCGAACTCAACGAGACCGTTCCGAGTCGCGAGACCAGCCTGGCGATCACGAACGTCGAGCAGGCGATCCTGTGGCTCGACGAGCGCACGCGCGATCGCGTGGCGCGTGGCGTCGAAGGGACGCACGAGCGATGACGGTCGCGACTCGCCCGCCCATGACCGAGCGTCTCCGCGCCGCGGTTGCGGCCCTCCGAGGCGATGACCTCGCGAAGGCCTCGCGAGCTGCGCAGGCTGTCTCGACGACCGGCCTGGCCGATCTGGCGGCCCAGCTCGTGGCGGGCAATCAGGTCGTCCCCTTCGGCCCCGGGGCGCCGATCGCGCCGGCGCTGCCCGAGGAGGAGGAACCACGGCGCTGGGACTACCCGGTCGGGTTCAACATCCCGACGGCGCCACGGACCTACGAGCCGATCACGTTCACGCTCCTGCGCCAGCTCGCCCGCAACTACGACGTGGCCCAGCTCGCGATCCAGAAGCGGATCGATGGTCTGCGCCGGCTGCGCTGGGATGTCCGTCCGAAGCCGATCGCAGGGATGACCCGTGCCGAGTCCCGGGCCCGGCGCACTCGCCTTGAGGATGAGGTTGCAGCGGCGAAGGGGCTGCTCTCAACGCCCGACCAGGAGCATGATTTCGTCGACTGGCTGGCGCGCTGGGTCTACGACCTGTTCACGATCGACGCCGCCACGCTCTACCTGCGCCCGACCCTTGCCGGGGAGCTCTATGGCCTCGAGGTCATCGACGGGGCGACGATCCGCCCGATCATCGATGGCCACGGCCGTCCGCCGGCCCCGCCGATGCCGGCCTACGCCCAGGTGATCAAGGGGATGACTCGCGAGCTGCTCACGGGCGACCAGCTCGTCTATGCCCCCTTCTGGACGCGTGCGGACTCACCCTACGGCCACCCGCCGATGGAGTGGATCCTCCTCGCGGTCAACCGGGCCCTCCGCCGCCAGACGATGGACCTCAGCCTCTACACCGAAGGGACGCTGCCGGTCGCGTTCCTACGCCTCGCGGCCGAGACGCCGATGGGCCAGATCAAGGAGTTGCGCAGCTACCTCGATGAGCTGCTCGCAGGCAACGATGTCACCCGGGCGCGGGTGATCCCGATCCCGGGCGGGACCGGCACGGGGCTTGACCGGGTGAACCCCGAGCCGACGACCGAGGCCGAGGAATGGCTGATGCACATCACCTGCGCCGCCTACGGCGTCAGTCCGACCGAGCTCGGCTTCACCCCGAAGGGCTCAGGACTCGGCGGGAAGGGCTTCGCCGAGACGCAGACCGACGCCTCGATTGCGCGAGACATCGGCCTCGCGAACCACATCGCGGCCAAGCTCAACCGCGTCCTCGCTGCCACGCCGCCCTATGGCCTCGGCAGCCCCGAGCTCGAGTTCTTCTGGGAGGACCTCGAGAAGCAGGAGGACCGGCTCGCCGAGGCGCAGGCGCTCCAGGTCTACTGGCAGATCGGGGCGACGACCTCGGACTGGATCGCGGAGAACGTTCTCGACCAGGATCCCCCGGGCCTCGGACCGGTGATCGCCTACGGGACGACCGTCATGCCCCTCGCCGACTTCCTCGGCGCCCCAGCCGGCGCGGATGCGGGGCCGCCCCCCGAAGCGCCGAGCGCTGCTCCGGGCGAGGTCACGGCCACCGAGAGCACCGACGAGCCCGTCGTGAAGGCGGCGAGCACCGACCTCGCGCGCTGGGAACGCAAGGCCCTCCGCGCCCTGCGCGACGGCCGGGACCCGACCCGCTTCGAGTCGTCCGCGATCGCGCCGCCCGAGCGGGCCTTCCTGCGCGACGCGCTCGCGAAGGCGGGCACGGCCGACGATGTGCGCGCCGCGTTCGAGCTCCTGAAAGCTGGTGGATCCGCCCGCCCTTTACCCGGGCAGCGCTCCGCAACCGGCTCCGGGCGCTCTACCGGGCCTGGTTCCGACGGCAGGGCCGAGCGGTGGCTGACGCGATGGGCGTGATCGCGAAGGCCGCCCTCGAAAGCGGCACGCTCGACCGCTACCCGTGGGGCGCTGACATCATCGCCCTCGTCGAGCCGACGGCGGAACTGCTCGCCCTCGCCCGGGCCCTCGGCTACCGCGAGGCGTTCCGGGGCGACCTCCGGACCGGCTTCGATGTGGCGAATGCGCGCGCCGCGGACTGGGCACGCAGCCGAGCCGGCGAGCTCGTCGCCGAGATCGACGGGGTCACCCGCGATCGCGTCGAGACGCTCCTGCGTGGCCTCCTGGGCGACGCCTTCGACAACCCCGACGTCTCCGCGGCCGACATCCGCTCGGCGCTCCTGGGCGAGTTCGACCAGATGAGCGTATCCCGGGCCGACCTGATCGCCGACACCGAGATCGCGACTGCCGCCGGCAAGGGCGCCGCCGACGCGTTCGCCGATACCGGCGTGGCGGCCGTTCTGATCAGCGACGGCACCGAGTCCGACGAGGCGTGCGCCGAGGCCGACGGCCAGGTCTGGTCAGTCGAGTACTACGCCGCGAACGTGCTTGAGCACCCCAACTGCGGCCGGTCGGCCACACCCCTCTCCGAGGGGGAGTATGACCCGGCCGAGGTGATCGACGGATGAACGAGGTGACCCGATGACAGATCCGATCCGACCGACCGTGACCCTGTTCGGCCCATTCGAGAAGGTGGCCAAGCAGCCAGATGGATCGATCCTCGTGGACTTCACGGTGACGACCGAGGCCGTGGACGATCAGGGGGAGATCGTCGACTACGACGCGGTCAAGAAGGCCGCTGCTGACTACATGCAGTGGGCGGCGCTGCGCGAGATGCATCAGCCCTCGGCGGTTGGCACGACGCTCGAACTCCAGACCGACGACGCGACCAGGAAGATCACCGGGCAGGGTCACGTCGTGGACCCGATCGCGGTCCTCAAGGTCGAGAGCGGCGTCTACAAGGGCGTGTCGATGGGCGGCCGAAAGCTCGCCGTCCAGATGCAGAAGATCGGCGGCAAGTCGGTCCGCAGGATCACCGATCTGGCATGGACGGAGCTGTCGCTTGTCGATCGGCCATCGAACCCCGACGCGTCTCTGACGCTCGCGAAGCGCTCCGAGGAGGACCTCATGGGTACTGACACGACCACCGCGGCTCCCGAGGCCGGGATCGACACCTACACCGGGCCCGATGGAGCACTCCTGGCCAAGGCCTCCGACGGTCCGCCCGAGGGCGGCGTCGATCGCGAGGACATCCCGGCCGAGGACTTCGCCGGCAAGGACAAGAGCTTCCCGATCGTCACGCCATCGAGCGTCTCCGACGCTGCCGCCTCGATCGGACGTGCCGGCCCGGACAACTACTCGACCGACGAGCTCCGGCGACGGATCATCGCGATCGCGCGCCGCAAGGGGCCTGAGTTCGTCGCCAAGCTCCCGGAGGCCTGGCAGAGCGATGAGGACGCGGCCAAGGCGACCAGGACGGGCGACCTGCACAAGAGCGCGGCAGATGACGTCGCCCACGCGACGATGGTCCTCAACTGCATCAACGAGCTGATCGAGTCCGAGGCGGCCGAGGGCGAGACGGACGACGTCGCGTTTCTCCAGGGCGCGCGGGCCGCGCTCCTCGCCTTCATCAGCTCGGAGTCCGACGAGGTCGGAACCCCCGAGGATGTCGCCGCGGCCGAAGCCGAGAAGGTCGCCGGGGATGTCGGCGCGCCGATGGCCGAGGAGGTCGCCGTGCCGATGGCGTACAGCTCGCAGGGCGGCGATCTCGCCGCCTCGACCATGCCCGATCGGACCGCGATCGAGGCGATCGTCGAGGAGGTCCTCGCGAAGCGCGCCAGGGCAACCCCAGAGCCCACGACATCGGAGGAACCGCCGGCGACCAGCGTCGACGAGCTCCTCGCCAAGACCACCAGGCTCATCGAAGGCCAGTTCGGTCGGTTCGCCACACGCGCGGACGTCGACGCGATGAAGGCGGAGATCCTCGAGGCGGTGAAGCCCGTTCAGGAGGACCTCGCAAAGATCGCGCGGATGCCGGCGCCCGGTGGACCGCTCCGGTTCGCACTCGATGGCGACCGCTTCGCCGACGAGGCGAAGTCGCCCTCGACCGAGGCGGAGGTCCTCGCCAAGGCGGCTCGTCGGGAGGGCATCGACCCGCACGTGCGGGAGGAGCTCGGCCGGCTCGCCGCCGCGGCCCAGATCGCCGCCGAGAGGGGGCGCTAGCCCCACCGTTTCACCCGGCCTGCCCGAGTGCGAGTGAAGGCAGGAGCACCGGTCCCCTTACTCGCAGGGAGAACCACACATGGCCATGAACGCCCCGACCGGGGTGACCGCCGAGACGCTCGCGGCGGTTGCCGCGGCCCTCGCGTCCCCCGGCGCGGTGACGGCGTCGGACGCCGTCCTCGCCAAGGCATCCACCCAGGGCATCAGCACCACGACCGGGCTCACCGGCTATCTCCTGGAGGGGCCGGCGAAGAACCTCTTCCCGGTCCTCTCGCCGCTCCGCAACCGCTTCACGCGTCATCCCGCGCCGATCGGCGCGACGGCGGTCAACTGGAAGGCGATCACCGCGATCAACGCGGCCAAGGTCAAGGCCGGTGTCGGCGAAGGCCTCCGGAACTCGGTCGTCACGACGACCGAGGTCGACAAGAGCGCGACGTTCAAGGACTTCGGCCTCGACGACAAGGTCACGTTCCGCGCGATCGACGCCGGGCGCGGGTTCGAGGACGTCCGGGCCATGAGCACCGCGAACCTGCTGTCCGCGGTCATGGTCGAGGAGGAGAAGCTCATCCTCGGCGGCAACACGAGCGCGATCGGCGCGCCGGCGAGCACGACCCACGTGGACACCGCCACGGCGGGCTCCCTCACGGCCGCCACGACCTATGACTACGCCGTGAGCGCGCTCACGCTCTACGGCTACCTCAACGGCGCGACCGGGCGCGGCGCTGCCGATGCGCCCGATGAGAGCGGGCCGCGAACCGGCTCGCACACGACCGGCGCGGGCAAGACCGCGTTCGCGATCACCTGGCCGGCCGTCCGTGGCGCGGTCGCCTACAACGTCTACATCGGCACCTCGGGCGGCACGAAGTACTACGTCGCCACCACGACCGTACCGACCTACGAGTTCACCGCCCTGGTCGGATCCGGCAACACCGTGAACTCGGCCGACCAGACGGCCGACGCGCTGTCCTTCGATGGGGTGATCCCCCAGATCAGCGCCTCGGGCGCCGGCGCGTACTGGAAGGACCTCGCGGCGGCGACGCTCACCGGCGACAACGCCGGAGGGATCGTCGAGATCGACGCGATGCTCCAGACCCTGTGGGACAACAGCCGGATCAGCCCCACGATCCTGACGGTCAACAGCCAGCAGGCGAAGGACATGCTCGCCAAGGTCGCTGCCAACGGCTCGACGACCACGCTCCGCCTCACGGCCGCGGTCGATGCAAGCGGGGTCATCCGAGGCGGCCTGCGCCTGGGGAGCTACCTCAACAAGTTCACTGGGTCGGACGTCGAGGTCTTCACCCACCCCTACCAGGCCCCGGGCACGATCCTCGCGCTCTCCGAGCACCTCCCCTACCCGAACAACAACGTCCCGAACCCCTTCGAGCTCGAGGTCCTGCGGGAGTACACCCAGTATGACTGGGCGCTCGTCGCGCGCCAGTACGAGTTCGGCGTCTACGCCACCGAGTGCCTGAAGGTCTACTTCCCCGCTGGTTGCGGGGTGATCACCGGAATCAAGGCCGGCTGAGTCGGCTGACCAGGGGCCGGCCGCGTGGCCGGCCCCCAAGCCTGAAAGGAGCAACCGATGGCCGAGCTGATCGCCCTGCGCTACGTCGGCGAGGGCGCGTTCCGCCCGAGCCTGCCAGCTCGGGATCTCGACCAGGCCGACATCGCCACGACCGCTGGTGCGCAGAAGCGCAGTGTCGAGGAGCTCGTCGCCGAGGCGCTCGGTTCCGGGCTCTACCAGGGCGTCTACGCCGAGCCCATCGCGGTGGGAGCCGCCTGGGAGGGGATGACGAAAGCCCAGCTCCTCGCCTTCGCGGCCGAGCACGGTGTCGAGGTCGATCCGAAGGCCACGAACGCGGTCATCCGCGCCGCTCTGCTCGCCGCGGCCGAGACCGCGACGACCGTCGCATCGGCAACGCCGGCGGACGAGGCCGCGACGGACGAGGTCCCGACCGCATAGCCATGACCAACGCGTACTGCACCCTCGCGGACATTCGCTCCCGCCTGGCGGGCGTCGGGCAGAACATCGGCCCGCAGTACGACCAGGTGATCGCGGACAAGATTCTCGAGGTCTCCGCGGATCTCGATCGCCAGGTCGCGCAGGCGCGCGGGATCAGCGGTGCCTGGTCGTTCCTCGCGGACTCGCAGTACGCCTCCTGGATCGTCACCCTCTCCGCCATCACCGCCCCGACCGGCGGGACCTTCACACTCACGCACGCCGGTCAGACCACCGCGGCGATCGCCTACAACGCGGCGGCCTCGGCGGTCCAGTCCGCCCTCGAGGCGCTCACCTCGATCGGGGCCGGAAACGTCGTCGTCGCGGGCGCCGCCGGCGGCCCGTACAACGTCACCTGCGCCGGCACGAAGACGGGCCCCCAGACCGCACTCACGGGCACCTCGGCCCTCACTGGACCGGCGACGTCGATCACGATCACGGTGCAGACCCAGATCGAGGCCGTCGCTGCCTCACCCTCGGAGCGGCTGTTCGCCGCACCGGCCGGCGGCCGGCGGCTCCTGCCGATCGACGACTGCGTCTCGATCGCGGCCGTGAAGATCTACAGCTCTCCTGGCGTTCTCTCGCGGACGCTCGTGGCCACGACCGACTACCTGCCATGGCCGCTCCGGGGCAGCCCGATCACCGGTCTCCTCTGGCCAACGGGTGCCTGGCCAGAGCTGCCCTGGCTGATCGGGGTCTCCTCGCGCTGGGGGTACGGGACGGCTGTCCCGTTCGATGTCCGGGAGGCCACCGCGATCGAGGTGATCCGCAGCTACCTCGGCGACAAGGCGGGCAACGACGACCGGCTCGGGATGACACCCTTCGGCGCGATCATCACCGCCAAGGCCTTCACCTCGAAGCTGCATCAGCTCGTCAGCGACTACTCGATGGGTGCGGGGATGCTGCGATGAGCGACACAATCGAGGTGATCGGGCTCGCCCGCGCCACCGCGCTCTTCGACTCGGCGCGCGTCGGCCGCCAGTTCGGCACCGGGCTCTACCGCGCCGGCCAGGAGGTCGCCGGTGCGATGGCGCGCTCAGCGAAGGCACACCACGACACCGGACGGCTCGAACAGCAGATCCATGCCCAGCCATTCGGCGAGGGGTTCGCGACCGAGGTCCACGTCGGGATCAGCACCGGCCTCGCGCCCGAGGGCCGGCCGCTCGCCTTCGGCTGGAAGAGCACGAGCGGCAAGCAGCCTCCGACCCAGGCGATCGCCGAGTGGCTGAGTCGCCATCCTGGGGCCGCCAGTGGCCTCACGAACCGGGCTGGTAAGGCGCTCGTCTTCCGCACTGCCGCGGGCTTCGTCCGCCGCCGCGGGACGGTCGCCGAGGTCACGGGGGAGTCGGCGCTCCGAAGCCGGGCCTTCCTGATCGCCCGGGCGATCGGCCGCCGGGGCTACAGCTTCGGGCGCCACGACTGGTTCCACATCGGGATCGACGAGGCGCGCCCGAAGCTCGCCGCGATCGTGCGCAGCTACCTGACAGGGCAGGCCGAGCGATGAGCAGTACGAGCTCTCGGCTCGCCGAGATCGTCGACCAGACTGCGGCGATCGCCGCCGGCATCGCCGGCGTCAGCGCCGTCTGGGGCGTCGGCTCCGGGCTCGTGTCGGACCCGCTCCGGCCCGGATTGATGATCGAGCCTGCGCAGGCCTCGCCGGTTGGCGAGATGGTCCACGTCAGCGACCTGCCCGATACCGGGCGGATCGACTACGCCGCGATGACCGGGGTGGTCGAGGTCACCTGGGTGATCCCGATGCGCCTCTTCCTGCCACGCAACGACCTCGCCAACTTCCGACGGCGCTCGGCACCGATGTACGCCGCCTACATCAGCGCCTTCGCTGCCCACCAAAGCCTCGGCGGCCTCGCCCGAAACCTCGGCCAACTGACATTCGCCACGCTCAGCAACGACGACTGGGCGTGGATCGAGATGAAGCTCACGGTCGTCGAACGACTCAACCTTGCCACCGGCGCATAGGAGGCTGGCCCATGTCGCAACTGCACTACACGGCCACGGACGGGCGGTTCCTCAACGGGGTCCCGGCCGCCGACTTCGAGACCGACGACCCCGACGTCATCGCGGTGTGCCTCGCGTCCGGACTCTACGAACGCGCGGACGCGAAGCCGAAGCGGGCGGCCACCCCCGCGCCAGAGACTCCGGCGGCTGCGCCGGTGACGGAGGACCCGAACAATGCCTGACGGGCTGATCGCCCTTACCGGCTGGCAGGCCGGGCTCGAAACGACCCGGGGGACGCTCGTCGCGGCGACCCGGATCCAGCCGATGACCGCGACGATGCGCTACATCATCGACCGCTACGCTCCCCAGGAGGACCGGAACAGCTTCGAGGACTTCTACCGCTCGGCCCAGACGAAGGCGCACGTCGAGATCAACGGCGCCGTCGCCTGGGCGACGTTCGAGGACGCGCCCTGGTTCGCCCAGCTCTTCGTCAAGGGCGGGGTCAGCGGCGTCCTGTCCAACACGACCGTCTACACGTACACGTTCGTCCCGACGCCGGCGGCCGACGACCTCAAGACCGCGACGCTCGAAGGGTTTACTGACACCGCGGCCTGGGCGGTTCCGTTCACCGTGGGCAAGAAGCTCGAGGTCACCTACCAGCGTGGCCAGCCGGTCCAGTTCAACATGGACTTCTGGGGCCAGCGGATGGTTAGCCAGGCGAAGACGCCCGCGCTCAGCCAGCGGCCGACCGAGGACATCACCGACGGCCTCACGACCGCCTACATCGACACCGCCACGATCGGCACGACGGTCGCGGCGAACGTCCTCGACGGGAAGCTCACGCTCGACAACGCGTGGGAGCCGATCTACCCGCTCAACGGGACGCAGTACCCCTCCAAGTTCATCCGCAACCGCCGCCACATCGTCGGCGAGGTGACGATCGAGTTCGACACGACGACCGAGTACGACGCGTTCGTCGCCGGGACGGCCCGGAAGATGCGCCTGAAGTCGGTCGGCACGACGATCGCCGGATCGAGCCCGGCGACCCCGAAGTCGATGACCTGGGACTTCTATACGGCCGGCTGGGACACCTACGACTTCGGCCGCCAGGGCGGCATCTGGACGGCGAAGCTCGCCGGTCGCTCGACCTACGACTCGACGGCCGGGTCGTCCTGGTCGCTCGTCTGCGTCAACGACCTCTCGACGCTGCCGTGAGCGAGCTCGTCGTCGTCGAGCTCCCCTCCGGCGGCCGTGCCTGGTGCCGGACAAAGCTCGGTCATGGGCGGGCGAAGATCGTCCGGCGGGCGTTCCGCCGGACGATCCCCTCGGGTGCCCTCGATGCGATCCTCGCCGCCCGCGCGGCGCAGTCGTCGGATGGCACCGCACCGTCGCAGATCCGCCTCGACACGCCGGACCTGATCGCGGCGGCCGACGCCCTCGAGGATTACGAGGCGGTCCTCATCCGCGAGGTCGTCGTGCGCTGGCAGGACGTCTTCGCGGCCGACGACCCGACCCGTGCGCTCGCCTTCCCCGACGACATCGAGGAGCTCGACGAGGCCGACTTCGAGGCGCTCTTCACGGGCGCGTCGGCCGCCTACGAGGGGGGCCGGGCAAACCCTCCGAATGGGAGGCCGACATCTTCCGGCTCGTCAGCTCCGGAGTCGCCCTCCCCGACCACGCCCCTGACGACCTGAAGGATGCGTGGCTGATGCTGAAGTTCGGCTGGCAGCCCGCCTCGTACCGGGATCTCGACGAGATGCCCGAGCCGGTCCTCGACTACATCGACGCGATCCAGGGCAAACGCGCTGAGATCGCCCGGATCGAGAAGGGGCGTTCGTAGTGTCGAACGAGGTCCTCGAGCTGATCCTCCGGGCGCGCGATGAGGCGTCGGCCGGGCTGCGCAACGTCCAGGCCCAGCTCACCGGGATCGCCGAGAAGGCGCGCCTGGGCGAGCGGGCAATGGGCGCGCTCCACAACGTCCTCACCGGCATCGGCCAGGGCCTCGGGATCGCCGCCTTCTTCAAGTTCGAGGAGGTGATCAGCCGGCTCACGAGCGCGATCCCGGACCTGATCGGGCAAGGGATGCGTTTCGGAGAGACGGTCCACAACCTGACCGAGATGACCGGGGCCTCGGCCGAAGAGGCGAGCCGGCTCCTGGGAACGCTCGAGTTCCTCGGCGTGAGCACCGAGGCGCTCGGGATGAGGATGGGGATCCTCAGTCGGAACGTGATCGAGAACGAGGACCTCCTGCGCAAGCTCGGGATCAGCATCCGCGACAGCAACGGCCACTTCCTCAACCAGATCGAGATCATGTACCGCCTGCAGGCGGGGCTCTCCGGCGTCCAGGACGGCACCGCGAAGCTGCGAATCGAGCAGGCGATCTTCGGCCGCCGGGCCGCGGACATGGCCGAGTTCTTCAATCTGACCGCGACCCAGGCGAAGCTCCTGCGCGCCGAGATGGACCGGCTCGGGATCACGATGTCCGAGGATGCGACCGCCCAGGCCGAGGCGGCCCGCAAGGAGTTCAACCTGCTCGGCCTTGCCGTCCAGGGCGTCGCAAACCGGCTGATCAGCGACGTCGCACCGGCGCTTATCGGTGCCGTCGACGCGATCGCGCGCTGGGTCAGCGAGAACGGCAAGGCGATCGCCGCGTTCGCGGCCAACGTCGTCAACTTCGTCCTCGGGATGATCACCGCCCTCACCGGCGCCTCGTTCGCGACCGTGACGTTCACGACCGCGCTCGGGCGGATCCCGACGCTCGCCAACGACGCCCGCACGAACGTCGATGGCCTGACCGGCGCGACGAGCGCGAACACCGATGCGATCGATCGCAACATCGCCCGGATCGAGAAGCAGATCCAGGCGATCGAGGCGCGCGACCGAGCCCAGCAGCGGAGCTTCGAGCGCGCGATGAGCCGGCTCCAGGACGAACTCACCAGCCAGCTCGATGCGATCGACGCGGCCGAGAAGGCACAGTCCGACCTCGAGGCGCAGGCCCGCCTCACCCGGGAGCTGGCAGCGGCCGAGCGCGATCTCGTCGCCGCCCAGCGAAGCGGCGATCCGGCGGCGATCGCCGAGGCCCGCCAGCGCGTCGCCGACATCGTCCAGCAGCAGCAGGACGCCCAGATGCGCGCCGCGGACGACGCCCGCCGGGCCCAGATCAGATCGGTCAAGGACTACGTCTCCGCGATCGAGCGAGCCGAGACCGAGTGGACATCGAAGAAGGGACTGCTCGAACAGCTCAAGAAGGACGAGGCGATCCTGAACAGCAAGATCGCCGCCGAGAAAGCGCGCGGCGATACGGTGGCGGTCGCCGACGACGAGATCCGCCTCGAGGCCGTGAAGACCGCCGAGGCCCGCGCCCAGGCGGCGATCCGGAATCAGACCCAGGAGGATGCCCTGGCCAAGGAGAAGTCGCGTCTCGAGGATCTCAAGAAGTCGATCGGGTCGGTCGGCGCCGTGATCAAGGGACTGATCGCGCCCTGGCTCGATGTCGGCAAGACGGTCGAGGCCACGACTGCCGCGGGCCGCAACGACATGCGCCACTTCGGCGAGTCGATCGATGGCCCGGGCGGCCTTGTCGGCTCGCTCGATGCCGCGCGAGCAGCCGGACTCAGGTTCGGTGCGGACATGCGCAAGACGTTCGAGGGGCTGATCGCGATGGTCGAGAAGCTCCAGGTCTCGATGCGCGACTTCGGGCGTGCGGCCGAGGCGATCATCGTGGGGATCACGACCAAGCTCGCCGGTCTACCGGGCTTCCTCGTGACCGGGCTCGCCGGTGACACTCCGACCCCCAAGGGGGCCGGGCAGAAGGACATCGACTTCCTGAAGCGCCAGCCGCCCAACGAGCCCTACGACTTCGCCCGGTTCGGGACGTATGGCGGGGTCCTCCACCAGGGGATGACGAACGCGCAGGCCGTCGAGGCGCTCGTGGCCGCCGGGTTCGGGTACATCACCCACCGGGCCGAGGGCGGCTGGGTCGGCCTCTACGGGCCCGAGCTCGTCCGCGCCGGCGAGCGCGGGCCCGAGCGGATCGTCCGCGCCGAGGACATGCCCCACGGCGGCAGGCTCGCCGGTGGCTTCTCGGGGACGATCAAGATCTACCTCGACGGTCGCGAGATCCGCGGCATGGTCAGCCGCATCCTCTTCGAGGAGGAGCGCGCCTATGCCGGGCCCGCCCGCGCCGGGTCGGCCTTCTGATGTCGGTCAGGATCACGATCGGCGGGGTCGACCGGACGCTCGCGATCCCGTTCGACCGCGGCGGGAGCTCGCTCACGATCACCGAGACGGCCCCTGGTTCCTCGACGGCCCACCTCGAGATCCTCGACGAGACGAACTCGATCAGCATCCCGGACCTCGCCCCGATCGTCATCGCCGATCTGACGAACGGGAAGAACATCTTCCAGGGCTACCTGCAATCGCTCACGATCACGATCCTGGCCGTCGGCCGGGTGATCGCCTGCGACTTCGTCGACCTGAACGCGATCCTCGACACGACCCTCGTCGGGGTTCCGGATGGCACGAACTGGTCAGCGGACGACATCGCCGGCGTCTACACCGCGATCGATCCGAACGCGCAGGTCGTCGCGGGCTCGGACGCCTCGAACGTCCAGGCCCTCTTTGCCGCCTACTGGCGCTACAGCGTCTCGATCGATACGACGAGCTACGTCACGACGATCAACCCCTCGGTCGGGAACCCGCCGACCTACTGGGACAGGATCACGCTCCGCCAGGCACTCGACGACCTCGCCGCGATGTCGAGCCCGGCAACCTACTACTGGATCGACGCCGACGCGAAGCTCCACTGGACGAACCGCCCGCAGACGGGCGCCCCCTCGGGCGGCTCGACAACGACGACCGGCAACCTCCTGCGGCTCTTCCCTCAGGGCGTGACGACCTCACCCCCGGCGCCGTACACGCTCACCGACGACCCGAACCCGGGGCCCGGCGCGATCGGCTACGAGCGCTTCGAGTTCACGAAGGACTTCAAGGGCTATGCCGAGAGCCTGTACGCGAACGGCGCGACCGGCTACACGTACACGCCCGAGGTTCCCCCGCCGACGACCCCGGGGCACTACATCGCGACGTTCTCCCAGGCGACCCTGATCTACAGCCGCCACCCCGACGGGTCGATCGCCCAGCCAGGCACGATCTACGGCTCATCGGGCCTCCAGCACTACGTGAACCCGACCTACGTCAAGCCCTCCTCCTCGGGCGGGGGCAACTTCTGGGAGATCAAGACGAGCACCCCGACCGTCTTCCCGGCCGGCTGGCTGATCCGGATGACCGACCCGGCGGTGACCGTGATCCCGGTCCGCTCGACCCCGATCCCGGCCACGGTCGGCGTCGGCGGCTCGGGCTGGGTGGCGGGCGGGTCGCCGTCCTGGCTCAGTCGCTACGTCGATCTCCCCGACGCGCAGACGCAGGGCCAGCGCGACGGCCTCGGCCTGGCGGCGCTCCTGGCGGCGAATACGGCGCTCGTGCGTGGATCGTGCGAGGTCACGTTCGCCTCGGTCCTCTTCCGGGCCGGGATGGCACTCACGATCACGAACGTCCCCGCCGGCCTCTCGAATGCGGTCTACCCGATCCAGCGGGTGACGACGACGTTCCTGTCGGGGACCGACCTCCGTCACGCCGTCCTCGAATGGGGCAACGCACCGCTGGGCTCGCTCGGGCTCCGGCGCCAGGCGACCCGGAAGGCGAACCAGCAGAAGGGCGCGACCCAGCATCTGCTCCGGGTCTCGAACGTCCAGCCGCCGGCCGGCGGGACCGTGTCGATCACCGCCCAGCTCGTCAACGACGCCGGCGAGCCCTGGGCGATCCCGGGCAAGGTCGTGACCTGGACAGCCGTCGTGAAGAACTCGGCCGGCACCGACGTCACGGCCACGACCGTCTTCTCGTTCGACCCGGAGACGAGCGTCACCGATGCGCGCGGGTCAGCCTCGACCAGGCTCACGGTCGATACCATCCTCGGGCTGTCCTACACCGTCATCGCAAGCTCGCCCGACTGACATGCCGATCATCGGTTCCGCCCAGCTCGTCAACGTCAATGGCTCCGGCGGCGCGGGCGTGTCCGGCAACCCGGTCGGCCCCGTCGAAACCGGCGTCTTCGAGGCCGACGCGTTCCAGGAGGATGCCTTCCAGATCAGCGCGATCACGGCTGGGATCACCGGCTGGAGCGGGGCAATCGTCGTCAAGCAGTTTCTCGGCGTGCCCGGTCAGCCGGTTGGCTCGGGCATCTGGGGGCGGAGCGAGTCCTTCGGCGTGCGGGGGGCCGGCCTGCTCATGCCGTACCAGTCGCCCGGCTGGAAGTATCAGATCGTCGCACGCAATGCGCTGCCCGGCTTCCAGGCGATTGGCTACGACGACTCGGCGTGGCCGACCGGGACAGCCGGGTTCGGCTCGGGCGGAGCCTGCCCATTGCAATCGAAGGTCGGGACAACGTGGCCGGTCAACACCGACTGCCTGCTCCGCAAGGTGATCTCCATCCCGGGGGGCGGTGTGACCAACGTCCGGATCTGGCTCGCGATCGATAACGACGCGTATGTCTACTGGAACGAGGTGGGCGTCTTCCAGACCGGCCACGAGAACTGCCCCGCCTATGACGACTTCAGCTTCGTCGTCCCGGACGCCGCGATCGTCGCGGGCGACAACGTCCTGGCCGTCCGCGCAATCGATCGCGGCGTCGAGAGCTTTGTCGATCTGCGGCTCGCCGCTACCGTCGCCTAGATCAGAAGGAGCACACCATGGCGAACCCAAACTTCCCCTCCGACGGCCAGGCCGAGCGGATCGACGCCCTCGTCGATCTCTCGGGCGTGACTTACATGAAGCTGGCGATCGGGACGAAAGCGGTCGCCGGCGCCTCGAACGCGGCCGCCTGGCATGGTGTCGCGACCCACGTCGATCTTGCGACGTTCGCCGCCTCCGACGGCGTCGTGCTGGGCGCAGGCTACGACGGCACCGCGGTCCGCAAGGTCCTCGTCGACACCGGTGGCCGTCAGATCATCGTCGGCGCGGCGGCGGCCGGCTCTGCCGTCGCGGGGAACCCGGTCCTCGCCGGCGGCACGGACGGCACGAATGCCCGCGCCCTCCTGCTCGATGCGAGCGGCCGTCAGATCGTCCTCGGGGCTGGAGCGAACGGCGCCGCGCTCGTCGGCGCCCCGGTCCGGGTCGCGGGATCGGACGGCACGAACACCCGCGACATCGCCACCGACGCCGGGGGCCACCAGCAAGTCGTGACTGGCGCCGTCACCGACGGGGCCGGGACGTACACGACCCTCCGGACCCCGAACGTCTTCAAGACCGCTGCGGCGAGCGCCTCAGGGAACACCGCGCTCTGGACTCCGACGTCGGGCAAGAAGTTCCGGCTCATGCGGCTCATCGTCACCGTCCCGGCGAACGTCTCGCTCGCGGCCGGCGCCGTCTTCACGATCAGCTTCCAGGACGCGACGACGGCGATGCCGCTCGCGTTCGACATCTACGTCCCGACAACGGCAGTGACGACGACCGCCGGCGTCGCCTTCTCCTCGGGCTGGATTGACCTCGGCAACGGGCTCCTCTCGGCGGCCGCGAACAATGTTCTCAACGTCAACCTCTCGGCCGCGCTCGCCACCGGGACCTGCCGGGTCACGGCCGCAGGCGTCGAGGAATAGCCCGATGGCCGTCACGCACGCCAAGACGAGCACGAAGTCCGACGGCGCCGACGCCAGTCTGATTCGGCCCTCCGACTGGAACGCGGCCCACGTCGGAACGAACGATCACGGCCACACCGCGACCGGCGACGGTGGCAGCCTCGCGGTCGCCGGCGGCTATGCGCCCCTCTCGTCGAGCCTGCTCGTGCCCGTCGCCTACCTGGGAAGCGGGACGCCCGACGCGACGAAGTTCCTCCGGGGCGATGGGACATGGCAGCCCGTCTCCGGTGGCGGAGGCGGGTGGCCGCCCGCTTTCGGGGCCGCTCCCACCGTTGTCGAATCGGTGGCCTGGACCAATGCCACGAGTGCGTCCATGGCTATTTCGCTAGCGAGCATCCCGCAAACGGGCGACGTGATCTTCATGGCACAGACATCGAACCAGTACGACGCAATACTCCCGAGCGGCGGCGGGGCTACTTGGACGCTGGTCGATGGTGTCAACACGTTCAACGCCGACCGCGATGGGACCTATCTCTGGATGGGGATTGTCGGCGGTTCGCCCTCGGCAGCGTGCACCGCCAAGTGGTCTGGCCACAACATTGAGGCCGTGGCCCTAATGAACGTTAGGGGCTTGAGCGGCGTCGTGGAGCGCTCGTTCTCTCAGGCCCTGCTGATTCCAGCCGTCTACGCTGGTGGACCGGCCCCGCTGTGGCCAATCCTGGGAACGATTGCCATTGCTCTCGCGTCGTCCCGCTCGGGCACATCTATGGGGACCGTCGGAGGCGGATACACGACCGCGCAAGCGGCGAACGTTGGTCCGGGCTATCAGAGCCTCGTCTACAAGATCACATCCCAGCTCGTCAACTGCGCACCGACATGGCCGACACTCCAATCAGGGAACTCGACGCTGAACTGGATCCATGCGCTGATCTATTAGGGGTCGTTGGCGACATCGGCCGCGCCAGCGCGGCCCCCTGGAACGAGCGCAAGCAAGATCGGGACCCACCCGTAGTCGAGGTAGTACGGCGTCGCGAGTACAGAAGCGATCCCGAGGAGACGTGGCCACCTGATCGATGCGACCGTCAGGCAGGCGCCCGCGAAGAGCGCCGCGTAGACGATCACGGGCGGCAGGCTCTGGAGGTTCTGCATCAGGCCGAATACGCGACCCCCCGACAGAAGCGCTCCCGCAAAGCTTGGTATCAGCAAGGTCGCCCCTCCGAAAGCGAGCACCAGGCCGCTCGGCCGCCGGGCCTCCTTGACGCGCCACAGGCCCCATGCCAGGACCGGAACCAACGTCGGCTTCGGGATGAGGATGAAGAGCAGGGCGTAGAGGGTGATGGTGCGAGCGGACGGCCAGCGAATGACGGCGATCATCCCCGCCAGGATGAGCGTGGATACGTTGGCCACCGATAGATCGAGAACGACAAGAGGATTGAGGAGGATGATCGCACCGATCCAACCAAGCCCACGGACCGAGACGGCAAGGAGTGCGAGCTCCGTGAGACGCCAGCCCAGGGCGACCAACGGAAGAGGCAGGAAGGACAGGGGCTCCATGAAGACGGCGAACAGCGGCGAGTACCGATAGAGCGCCCCAATCGGAGGCTGCGCGAAGGCATATGGATCCTGCTCGGCAGCGGCGCGACGGCCTGCCTCGAGGTAGACGCCCAGATCGAACGAGTTCCACAGGGAACTTCTCGCCATGCCGATGGCCATCACGGCCGAGCCGATCGCAACGATTGGCAATGCCCACCGTCGGACGAAGGCCCAGTCGATCTTCCCGGCCATCCCCTCCCCGGCGCAGGCAGTCCTCGTGCCTCCGGCCATCCTCCCCTCCCCTGCTGATCCACTGCTGTGAGCAGGATCAGCGCGAGCGCCGACCCACCGCGAATCCGCTCCCGAAACCGCCCGCCAGTCCAGCCCCGATCGGGATGAGCTCCTTCAGGGTCGAGTCGTGTCCATTGAGCGCGAGTACCAGGATCACCATCACACCGAGGACGAGGACCGCGAGGAAGACGATGGTGCTTTGCAGCCGCGAGTCCCTCTTGTCCTTGAAGGTGTAGGACATCTCCTGCTCCTGGAGATCCAACACCTTGCTGATGTGCGTGCTGGTCATCTTGGCGGCGATCGGGTTCGGCATCGGCCCGACCGAGAGCATGGTCGTGATCGCCGTTATCAGCTGCTGTCGCTGCTCCGGCGGCAGGTGCTCCAGGACCTCAGACGGGATGACGCCCTCCGCCGCAGTGTCGACCGCCTGACCTGCACCCTCGTCGGACGAGGGAGTCTCGTCCTCCGCCCTTACGGCAGGAAGGTCAGCACTGGTGTCCGCCATCGATTCAGCGACCCAGCGCGGGACGAATGTGGCGCCGAACGTGCTGGCTCATCAAGAATGAGCGAGATCCGCGCCATCGACTGGCGCCGTGGATCACGTCAGGATCCAGGAAGTGGCAGATGGCGTCGCTGACGTACCGCTGAACGCTCGCCGCAGCGATCCGCTTGAGCAGTTCCGTGGCCTCGGCTTCGGACAAGTAGTTACCACGCTGCAGCTCGAACACGGTATGCAGGCTTTGGCGCAGGAGTTCATCGGGCGGCCTGCTCGCAGCCTCGATCGCTGTCAGCCAGCCTTCAATGACAGGATCTCGTTCGGGCGACGGATCGGAGGCACTGGTGGCCCGTTCGCGATCGGCCGACACCACGGCCATCGTTCGCTCCCTTCTCAGCCGAGATGTGATGTCCGTCCGGCGGCCGTTATCATGCCACGGCCTTCAAGAACTGTGCATGGCCGAGAGCCACGTCTTCTCCTCCCCTCTCGTCCTGTCATCCCCAGCCGATGGTCCCGGTCGGTCCGCGACCCCTTGCGTCACGCAGGCACCGCCGGGACTGTGGGCTCAAGGCCCGATGTCCGGGCCAGTCCACTGGGGGTTCCCATGTCCGAGCCCACGCGTCCCGTCGATCCGATCATCGCCGTGACCCGAGAGGAGCGGCGGGCTCTGTGGACGCTCCGCCTTCTCCAGGCTGCCGGGCTGCTAGCAGCACCTCCGCCGCGCGCACCATGGCCGCCGCCGCATCCTGATCTCGTTCGCGGGCGAGACGCATCTCTTCGACCAGATCGCGGATCGCCCTGATCAGCTCGGCCATGTCCGAGGCCTCCGGCCGAGTCGGAGCCGCCACTCCGAAGAGCGTCTCGAGTTTGGCGATGTGCTCGGCCGAGATGCTTCGACCAGCTTCCCAGCCGCGCACCGTCGACTCAGCGACATCGAGCAATCGCGCGATGTCGGCTGGAGTTAGCGGCGTCGCCATCCGCTTGCGCTGCTCGACGAGCCATGCCGCGAGTGGCGGCTTTGGCCTTCTCATGGGCCTGAGGCTAGCGCAAGACGTGGCCAACTGAGCAACATTTATACGGCGGGCTTGACACACGTTGCGCCACGTGGCAGATTCCGCCACATGGACGGAATGACCCTGAAGCTGCGACGGGTTGCAGCCGACGTGAAGCTCAAGGACCTCGCCGCAGCGATGGGCGTCAGCATCTCCCGCGCCTCGCACATCGAGTCGAGCCGCGTGGTGACGCCCGAGGCCGCCGAGCGGTACCAGCGCGCGTTGGCCACGTTGACCACAAAAACCACCCGCGGGGCCGCCTGAGATGCCCCGCCCGGTGCCCCTTGCCGAGCACGCGATGGAGACACAGGTCGCGCTTCGCGAGCTGCGCCGGGTCACCGTGCCGCTCTGGCAGGCGGCGGCCGCGACCGGGGACTGGACGCTCATGAGCCGCTGCCACGAGCTGGCGGCGACGCTCCGCTCGGCCGAGCGCCAGGCGCGCTCGATCGCCGGGCTGGCCGAGCTGATCGCCTGCCCGGACGCCCCGGCCCGCAGCCCTGGTCACGGACGGGCAGCATGACCCCCGAGACGGCGGCGCTCCTCCAGGCCGGCAAGCTCTCGCAGACCTGCCCGTGCGGGATCACCGAGGCGGCCAGCAGCTACTGCACGCGCTGCCTGCGCCCGATGGGCGAGGCGGACTGGTACCGCGCCGAGGCATCGGAGGCGCAGCGGGCCGCCCTCGCCAGATCGCGCGGGGCCGGATTTGGCCAGTCAGGACGCCCGGAAGGCCGCGTCCGCGACTCCATGCCCGCTCAGCCCGGACTGGGGCTGTCATGACGGCCTGGTACGCCGACTACCTGCTCGCCTGTCGCCGGCTCGCCACACGGCGGGTGATGCGCCGCTGGGCGGTCCGGGAGTGGTGGCGCCGATGAGCCCCGCCGACATCCTGACCGTGCTCGACGCCCTGCTCTGGGCTGCGCTCCGGGTCGCGATGGCCGTCGCCTTCCTCGCCTGCCTGGCCTACCTCGTCTCCGCGTCCGTCGCCGAGATCGTCCGCTGGCGGGCGCGGCGATGAGCGCCCTGGAGTTCTTTCGCCGGGGTCGCAGCGAGGACGACTTCGCTCATGTCTCTGGCTATCGCATCGCTCGGACCCGGCCACGGATCGTATGCGCCGACGGCTACAGCCTGAGCGTGCAGGCCGGTGCGCTGCTCTATTCGACGCCCCGTGATGACTGCGGCCCGTGGAGCCATGTCGAGGTCGGATTTCCTGACGCGTGTCCTGAGCCGTGGGAGACATGGCGACAGTACGCCGACGAGGAGGAACGCCCGACGCGAACCGTCTATGCCAACGTCCCCCTCGAACTCGTCGAGGCGCTCGTCGCTCTTCATGGCGGAGAGCGGCGATGAGCATCGTCTTGTTCGCCTGGCCGCTCATGCGCCATCGGTACGCGCGGCCCGACGATGATGCCCGGCTCGCCTGGACGGGATGTGGCATCCGCTTCGCTTGGGGTCGGCCGAGCGCCCGTCTTCGTCCGGCGGTGAATTGCCCGCGGTGCTGGCGATGATCTGTCGGCACTGTGGGATCGACCTCCGCGGCCACTCCGGGGAGCTCGACGGAGGGCGTTGGCTCGTCCCGACCTCAGCGGCGCGGGTCGCCCCTCAGGCCGGCACGAGCCGGATAAGCAGTGGCCGCCCGCGCCGACGTGGAGGCCGGGGCGGGCGGCCAGGAAGCGAGGAAGTGATGGAGCAGAGCATCAGCGTGATCGCAACGCTCGACGACGTCGAACCGGTCGTGTTCGGCGGCACCTACGGCGACGAGTGGAGTCTCGGCCTGGGGGATCTCGAGCTGCGGTTCCCGGTCGATCCCGAGGAGCGAGCGCGGATCGCCGCGGCAATGATCGAGTGCCTCCAGCAGGTCCAGGCCGAGGCGCTCAAGCGGGCGGCCGAGCGGGTGCGGCTGACAGCCTGCGGCACGGTCGCATGCGAACCGGGGCGCCATCGGCCCGACTGTGGCTGGGCGCGCATCGACATCGGCGAGGACTACCGCCCGGCCTATGCCTCGCCTCTGCCGCAGGCCGAGCTGGACGAGAGCGAGAGCGAGCGGCGAGCCGCTTTCGGGGTGGCGTCATGAGCGTCCCGAAGACCAACCAGGAGCCGGCCGCGAGCGCGATGGTCGTCGCGGAGCCATCCGCGCCAGTGGTCTACAACCTCGACGAGTTCCCGGAGGCGCGGTACAACCGCCTGATCCCGACCCAGACGATCCGGATGCCGAGCGACCTTCTGGTCCCGGTCGTCCAGGTCGTGCAGCTCGACTACGAGGCGGACACGTACAAGTCGCCCGACGTTCCGGCCGGCCACCGCGCTCCCAACGCCCGCGGCCTCTCCAAGCTGTCGACGGCCGCAGGGGTGAGCTTCTTCGACGAGCGGCGCGAGGATGATGGCAGCGATCCGGATCTGATTCGGGTGAGCGTCATGGCCTCGATGCTCCTGCCGACCGGACAGCGGATCACCGCCCAGGGCACCAAGCAGGTCAACCTCAACCACCTGTCCTGGGCGAGCCCGGCCCAGCGTGCGAAGTACAAGTCGTTCTTCTACGAGCACGTGAGCACTCGGGCCCGCAACCGGGCGATCCGGGCACTGCTCTCGCTGCGCTCGAGCTACCCCGAGGCCGAGATCCGGCGGCCCTTCGCGGTCGTCTCCTACGCGCCGAACATGGACCACCCGGCCGTCCAGGAGCGGATGCTCGACTCGATCGCCCCGCGGGCGGTGGCAGCACTCTACGGGCCCGAGCCCTCGAAGCAGCTCCACGCCGGCGAGCCGGTGATGGCCGTCCGCGAGATCCCGTCCGATGAGGATGAGCCGTCGCATATGGCCGACCAGACGGCCGACGCCGAGCCCGCCTGGATGGCGGCCGCGCCGCAGCGGACGCTCGCGGACGTGCTCCGCGAGTCGGCCGACGCGAGCGAGCTCGCAGGAGCCGCGACGCGCGAGCAGGCGACACGGCTCGGCGAGATCTTCGCCGGCATCGACCGCACCGTCGTCGGGGCGGGCATCGTCGCGGTCTGGGGCCGCGACGCCCTCCGCTCGATCAGCGCCGCCCAGGCCGAGGCGATCGCCATCGCCGCCGACAGCCTCGGCGACGGGTTCGCCACCGCGTGGCAGGCGATGGCCACCGGGAGGGAGGCCTCGGCGTGAGCGGCATCGTCTATCTCCACGCCGAGACGGCGGCCGATGCGCTGATCGTCCTCGACGCATCCCGGCGCACCTACATGGCGCTCGGCCGGGGCGGCTCGCACTACCACCTGATCGCGCCGCTTGAGCAGTGGCACCCGCTCGTCGGGGACGGGCGTCGCCACGCCGGCCAGCTCGGCTGCACCTGCCAGGCGGGGACGTTCAGAGGGACGTGCTACCAGGTCAGCCGGGCCGAGGCCTTCGAGGGTACGGCGGAGCCGCCCCACCAGCCGTTCTCGGACCTCTCGAAGATCGACCGGCCGATGGTCGACGAGCACGGAGACGCCATCGGGTTCCTCGCCGTTCCGCCGGGCACCGACGAAGAGGAGCCTGCCTGGCTCGACAGTCCGGCGGGCGCCGGGGAGTCGGTGGAGGCATTCCGTGGGTAGCCTGACCCGGATCGCCTTCACGGCCGACTGGCACGTCGACGAGTACGGGTCCCGGGTGGATCCGGCGTCGGGCCTGAACGCCCGTCTCCAGGACTACCTGACGACGGCGGCGTTCGTCGTCGACCAGGCCGGATCTGCCGGCGCCGCGGCGCTCGTGATCGCGGGCGACTTCACCGAACGCCGCCACCCGTCGCCGTGGCTCGTGGCCCGGATCGTCGAGGTTCTCGACCGCTCCCCCGAGCTCGTCCTCGCGCTCAAGGGCAACCATGACAGCGCCAAGGCCGGCCGCTCGATCGTCGATGTACTCGGCGGCCGGTTCGGGGTCATCGGCGTCAGCTCGCCGCGGATCGTCGAGGTCGGGGACGTCTCGATTGCGTGCATGCCGTTCCTCGACCGCCACTGGCTCCGCGCACAGCCGGGTTTCGAGTCTGTCCCCGACGCCGAGGTCTTCCGTGTCCTCGGCGAGCAGTTCATCGGGATCGCCGCCGGGCTGTATGCCCAGGCCCAGCGCGACCATCCGGGCGGCGCCTGCGTCCTCGTCTGCCACCAGACGCTCGCCGGCGCGCAGATGAGCGAGACGCAGCGGGCGTTTCTCGGCGACCTCGGACTCGTTGTCGACGCGCGTGCCCTCGCGGCGATCGGCTTCGAGGCCGTTGTCGCCGGCCACCTCCATCGCCACCAGGTGGTGATCCCCGGCGATCGCCCGGTCCTCTACGCCGGCTCGATCGAGCGGGTGGACTTCGGCGAGGAGAGCGAGCCGAAGGGCTTCATCGTCGCCGATGTCGGCCCGGGCCGGTTCGAGTGGCAGTTCATCGAGACGCCGGCGCGCCAGTTCGTGACGATGCGGGACATCGGCGAGGTCCTCAGCACCGAGCGTGAGGACGCCCACATCAAGGACGCCATCGTCCGCGTGCTCGATCTTGACCCCGCGGCAGACGTCGGCGTCATCCGGGCGAACCTCGAAGCCGCCGGCGCCTTCGAGATCACCGAGATCCGGAGGCGGTCCGTCGAGCCGACGACGACCTCCGCCGGGATGTCCGAAGGCCTGAGCGCGGAGCAAGCGCTCGAGGCCTACTTCGACGGCGACCCGGATCGTGCCGCGCTCATCGAGCGCGGCCGGGCAATCCTCGCGGAGGTGGGCTGATGCCCTGGGATCCATTCTCGATGCCGATCGTCGACCCGGCCTCGCTCGACTGGACGTTCCCGGCCGGCTATCGCCTCTCGGGCTTCGGCGAATGCCGCAGCTGCAACGCCCCGATCGCGTGGCTCGAGAGCGAGCGGACCGGCAAGCGCTCGCCCTGGAACCCTGAGGGGACGTCGCACTTCGCAAGCTGCCCGAACGCGGCCGCCTGGCGCGACTGGTCGGCGAAGAAGGCCCGGAAGGCGGGCGCCTGATGGGCGAGGTCTGCCGACGCTGTGGCGGGCGGGGCTACGTCTGGACCGGTGCCGAGCGGCTCCTGTGCGGTGCGTGCTGGGGGACCGCGCGCGAGCGGCCGCGCGAGCAGTGGCTGCCACGGCCGTGGCCGGCGGTGTCCGACCCATCCAGGACGAGGGGGCATTGATGAAGCTCGATCGGATCACCCTCCGTGGCTTCCTGAGCCACCGCGACACGGACTGGGCTCCGAACGGCGCGCGCCTGGCGACGCTCGTCGGGGCGAACGGATCGGGCAAGTCAAGCCTTCTCGACGCCGTGGCCTACGCCCTCTTCGACGACGCCCGGGCACGGACCGACGATCTCGTCACGCTCGGGGCGACCGACATGAGCGTCGTCGTCGAGTTCGCCTTTGCCGGCGAGCGCTACCGGGTGACCCGTGGCCGCACGATGAAGGCGGGCGGGAAGAGCTTCCTCGAGCTGGCGATCGCGGCCGCCGATGGCTGGCGGCCGCTGACCGCGGACAGCATTCGCGAGACCCAGGAGCGGATCGCCGATCTCCTGCGCATGGACGCCGCGACATTCCGCACCGCCGCTTACCTCGGCCAGGGGCGCGCGAACGCGTTCGCCGAGGCGACGGCCGCGGAGCGCAAGCGGATTCTCGGCCAGGTGCTCGGACTTGACCGCTATGCCCGTGGCGAGGCCCTTGCGCGGGAGAAGGTGCGCGAGCTCGAGGGCCGGATGGCGGCCGAGCGCGGCCAGGTCGATCGCCTCGATGTCGAGCTCGCCCGAAGGCCGGATCTCGAGGCAGCGCTGGCGGAGCAGCGCGCCGCGGCCGAGCTGCTTGCGCGCCGGATCCGCGAGACAGACGACGAACGGAATGCCCGCCAGGCGCGGCTGACAGCGCTCGCAGCCGAGCTCGCCGCCGGCGAGGCGGCCGCGGCCGAGCTCGCGCGCATCGATGCGCAGCTGGCCAGCCTGCGCGAGCGGTACCGGCGGACGACCGAGCGCGTGGAGGTGAGCCGCCGGACGACCGCGGAGGCAGAGCTGGTCATCGCCGGCGCCAGCGCGATCGAGGCGGCGGCGGCGCGACTGCCCGAGCTTCGCGCCGAGCTCGAGCGGGCGGAGGCGGCCGAGCGCGACGCCCACTCCATCGAGCGCGAGATCACGACCCTGCGCGAGCGCATCAGCGCAGCCGCCGCGGAGCACGAGCGCCTGGCGGCGGGCTGGCAGGCACGCTACGAGGCGGCCCGGACGCAGACTGACGAGCTCGCAGCGGCAGTGGCGGCCCTGGCGCCAGTCACGTGCCCGAACTGCGGGACCTCGATCGTCATCGACCAGGCGGGCCTCAAGGAGCGGCTCGCGGCTGCCCGCAAGCGGTTCCTCGAGCTCGAGGGGAGCCGCCCGGCGCGCCCGCTGTCGATCGACCGCGATGCTGCCACCCTGCTGCTCGCCGAGCAGCGCCGAGCCGGCCTGGTCACCGATCCTGACCGTCTGCGCGAGCTCCGGCACGCCACCCTCGAGGCAGAGCGCCTCGTTGCGCGGGCTGAGGGCGTCGCGGCAGCCCGGGCAACGATCGAGCGCGAGGCGGCTGCCCGGGCAGCCGCAGCGGCCGAGCTCGCCGAGATCTCGGCGGCCGGCGAGTGGGCCGCAACCGAGCGGATGTCGGCTGCCGAGCGCGTTGCCGCGGCCGAGCCGCTGCGCGCGGAGCGCGACGCGGTCAGGTCCGTCCTCTCGCAGCTCGAGCGCTCGCTCGCGGCGGTTGAGAACGAGCGGCGAGGGATCGAGCGCCAGATCGCGGCGACCGAAGCCGAGCTCGAGCGACTCGATCGGGTCCGCTCCGAACGTGACGAGCTCGCCGAACGGATCCGGGCAGCGGAGGTCGAGCTCGGACGACTGCGCCGGCTCGTCGTCGCCTTCGGCGTCACCGGGATCCCGGCCCGGATCATCGAGGGAGTGCTGCCCGAGCTCGGCGTCTATGCGAATGAGCTGCTCGGCCAGCTCCGACCAGGGATGACGCTCGACATCCGGGCGCAACGCGCAAAGCGCGACGGCAAGGGCGTGGTCGAGGCGCTCGACCTGGTCGTCCGTGACGACGTCGGCGAGCGGCCGCTAGCCCTGTTCAGTGGCGGGGAGCGGATGAGCGTCTCGCTCGCCATCGCGGTCGGCCTCAGCCGGCTCGTCGCGCGGCGGGCAGGGACCGCGATCCGGACGCTCGTGATCGACGAACCCGACGGACTCGACGCCGAGGCGCGCCGAGCATTCGGTCAGGCGCTGCGGATCCTCGCCCATCACGGCGAGCTCGAGCGAGTCGTGCTCGTCAGTCACCACGAGGACCTCGCCGACGTCGGGGACGCCATCTATCGGGTGACGAAGGGGGCCACCGGCTCCCTCGTGGAGCAAGTCGCGTAGCAGGAGGAGGTCGTCATGGCCAGGCCATTCCGCGCCAAGAGGAGCAGGGAGCCGGCCGCGCCGGTCGTCTACGAGCTGAGCCCCGAGATCGAGACGGTCATGGCTCGGCTCGTGCGCCTCAACCCCGTCCAGTTCGGCTGGTCGAACAACTTTCGGATCGGCTGCGTCATCGTCCGCGGCGCGAAGCCGAAGAACGAAGGCGGTTGCCTCGTCCTCGCCCGGTTCGTGAAGGTCGCCCCGCTCTGGCATGGCCTCACCGGGTACGACGCGATCATCCGTGTCGAGGACTGGGCCTGGAGCCATCTCGAGCCGAGCGAGCAGGAGGCCCTGATTGCCCACGAGCTGTGCCATGGCTCGATGAGCGACCAGGGTACTCTCCGCGTCCTCAAGCACGACCTCGAGGAGTTCGGCTTCGTCGTCCGCAGGTACGGAGCCTGGCAGGAGAGCATCGCCCTCTTCGACAAGCAGCTCTCGATGTTCGAGCCCGGTCTCGGGACGGCGACGACAGGCGCGCAGACCTCGCTTGACGACGACGCCGGGCCGACGGCCATGTCCGAGGCCGCAGAGCGCGTCGCCCGCCGCCGAGCCGAGCGAGTCGGCGTCCCGCTCTCATGAGCGCCGGCCTGCCCACCTGGTTGGGCACGCTCCTCCATGCCGCACCAGCGACGCCGGAAACCTGCGCCCGCTGTGGGTCGACGCGCCACCTGATCCGGGGCGATGGGACCGTCGTCTGCGCGGCCTGCATCCTGCGCTACGGCGACATCGTCCGGCGCCCCGAGCGCCTGACGCAGGGCGAGGCGCTCCTGCTCGCCGCCGCCCACGGCGACGTGACCGCGCTCGGGTTCGACGCGTGCGTCCACGGTCCGATGGATGGCGAGCCGCGGGTGCTCGCCTGGTGGCACTACCAGCCGACGTGGCGCTGGATCGCGCCCGGGTGGCCGGAGGCCGGGGAGCCGGCGAGCGAGGACCTCGACGCGGTGATCGCGCAGCGGCTGGCGGAGCTGCGGAGGCACGAGCGATGAGCGCCGGCGCCCGCCTAATCCGCGTCGCGGAGGATTTCGTCGAACGTATGCGACTGCGCACGGATGAGGGATGGCTGATCACCGTCACGTGGGGCGAACCTGACACCGATGGCGTCTACGAACCCATTTTCACTGCCACCGACGACGGTTGCGTGCTTGTGCGGGCAGGGGTGCTCGACCGTCTGTGCAAGATCGAGGCGGCGGCCCGTCTCGTGTCGGAGTGGCACGACAGCATCGGCACCGGCCCGATCGAGGAGCTGGATGCCGAACTCGGCGAACTCCATGCCCTGACGCACCCGGAGGCCGAGCGATGAGCGCCGAGCAGGCCGTCCTCGGGCGCCTGCGGGCCGGAGAACGGCACACGATCGAGGAGCTGCGCTGGTCCGCGGCTGGACGCCTGAGCCGCCGCGAGGTCGAGGCCGCGATCCTCGCCCTGCGCCTCGCCGGCGTGCCGATCTGCTCGGACGGGACCGGTGTGTGGCTCGGGACGCCCGACGAGCTGGCGACCTGCATCGAGCGCCTGCGGGCAAGGGCGCGGACGCAGCTCATCACCTGCCGGGCGCTGCGCCGGACCCTACGCCGGATGGAGGGACAGATGGTCCTGTGGAGGCTGGCCGGATGAGCGTCGAAGGACTGCACACGGCTCTCATCCTTGACGACGGCCGGCGGGTTCCAGTCGCGCCTCGGAGGATCCGCTTCGAGGGGACGCGGTTCATCTTGATCGAGCTCGGACCGTGGGGGGCGGAATCCGATTGCATCGTCGTTGGCGCCAGCATGAACGGCCTCGAGATCGGTGCCGCCCCGACGACGCTGAGGCGCCGAGACACGCTCACGATGGCGCTCACGATCGGCCTGGAAATCCCCGAGTACCGGCTGCCGCCATCAGCGAGCGCCGCGTTGGTCACGAAGGACCAGGACCAATGACGGGCGGCCGGATGAAGCACGCACGACAGCGGCTGCCGCTCGTGCCGGCCCGTCCACCGCGGGACATCCCGGCGATCAGCGAGGAGGACCTGATGCGCGGCTACGGCCTGATCGAGCCGATGAGCTTGCTTGAGGTGCGCCAGCGGATCCACGCCGCGCGCGTTTTGGCGGCCGAGGCGGAACGGAAGGCGGTGCGCTGATGCCGAAGCCGAGGCGCGATCCATACGTCGCGGTGGATGCCACGATCCGGCGGAACGCGAAACTCGCGGCCTTGCCGTCAGACACCGCGCGCCTGGGCTGGCTCTATGTCGGCCTGGGGGAGGCGAAGCTCCAGCGTCCGGCTGGGCGGTTCGCGTCGAGGGCCCACTGGGCCGAGGTAGCCGGACGATTCGGGCGCTACCTGGGCGACTACCTCTCGGTCGGTCTCCTCGAAGAGGCGCCGCACCTCTGTGACCGCTGCCGGGCGGGCTGGGGCGAGCTCCCGGCAGGCGCTCTCATCGTCCACGACTGGAAGCGCCATCAGACCGATCCCGGGGCGGCAGAGCGGGCTGAAGCATGGCGAGAGAACGATGACCGAACGGCGAAAGACACTCCATCGAACGACGAACGACCGCCGACAGAACGCGGATTGAACGGTCTCTCACGCGCGCGGACGCGCGATCCCGCGGGACCCCGCGCGGCGAACAGGAAGAGGAGAGAGGAAAGAGAACGTAGTGAATCTCAGGTTCCTACGGCCGTACCCGCGCGCAAGGCTGCGCGACCTTCTCGGGTCCGAGAGTTCAGTCGGGCTGGCGACATCGACCTGCGCGGTCCGTTGCTCGACGCGCGCCAGGCAAAGGCGTGGGAATCGTTCGGCCCGGAATGGGACGGCGTCAAGGCGGCCTGGCTCGGCCGTGGGCTGCGGTACCCGCCGTCGGGCTCGGTCGAGGATGAAGGCGACGACTCGCAGCGCTCGATCCTCTGGCAGATCCTCGATGCAGCGCCGGCGGACCTGCCGCGCTGGATCGCCGAGGCGCCCAAGGGTCTCACGGGCGCTCGTCTGGTCGGCTACCTCCTCGAGCGCTGGCATGAGGCGCGGGATGTGTCGATCGAGCGGTCCGAGGCGGATGAGATTGCCTGGCTTGAGGCGAAGGGCGATCAGCGAGCGCCTCTGCCCGACGCGACCGCTGTGCTCGTGACCGGGGCGGTGTCACGGTGAGCGTGGCAAAGGCGTGCCTGCTCTGCGGCCACGAGGGACCTGGCGTCAGCATCCGGCTGGTCGACTGGGCCGAGCCGCTCGGCGGCCGTGCGTTCGAGACGCTGCCGCGCTGCTTCGACGCCCAGGCCTGTCGGGCCCGGGTCGAGGCCGCCGGGGACCGCTGGGAGGTGCGCGACGCGACCGTGCCAACCGTGGAGCCGATGGCGTCGCCAGAGCCGACGACGGCCGTTGCTGGGCCGGCCGAGGCGGAGGTGCCGTCATGGCTGCCGTGACGGGCATCCCGATGACCGAGGCCCAGTTCCAGCGCGCGGTGCTCGACCTCGCCCACATTCTCGGCTGGTCCGTCTACCACCCGATGCTCTCGAAGTGGTCCGAGCGTGGCTGGCCGGACCTCGCCCTCGTCCGTCCACCGCGTCTCGTCTTCGCCGAGCTGAAGAGCGAACGGGGCCGCACGAGCCCGCACCAGGACCACTGGCTCGCGCTGCTCGGAGCGGTGCCGGCCGTCGAGGTCTACCTCTGGCGGCCGAGCGACATCGAGCGGATCGCCGAGCTGCTCCGATGACCGGTGAGCGGCGCGTCGAATGGGACGCCTGGGCGGCCGAGCGCCTGGCCGAGGGCTGGCATCCGCGAGCCGTTGCCGTCGCCTGCGGCGTCTCGGTCCGCACGGCCTACCGCTGGCGCAAGGCGGTCGGGACGGTGAGCGTCAGCGTCGGCGGCTGGTCGGCGACGTTCCTTGCCCGGGTCGACGGTCCGCCGGTCCGGGTATCGGACTGGACGAGAGAGGAGGGCTGAGCGATGTACGAGTACGCGGCCACGGTCCTGCGCGTCGTCGACGGCGATACGGTCCATGCCGAGGTCGATCTTGGGCTCGATATCCGGGTCCGGGTGACGCTCCGGCTGGCGGGCATCAACGCCCCGGAGATCGGGACGCCGGAGGGGATCGCGGCGAAGGCGTGGCTCGTCGACCAGCTCGGGAGCGGGCCGCTCGTCATCCGCACGGTCAAGGACCGGCGGGAGAAGTTCGGGCGCTACCTGGCGACCGTCCTGGTCGATGGGCGGGACCTGAACCGGGCGATGATCGACGCCGGGCACGCGGTGGCATACCCGTGAGCGCCTGGAACCGCCCGATGCGCCCCTGGCGTCCGGCCGACCTGCGCTGCGCGGGCTGCGCCAAGCCCGTCCGCGGCGACCAGGAGGCCAGGATGGTCGGCGCCGAGGTCTACCACCTCCGCTGCGCCCCGCTGAGTCCCCGCTCGCCCGAGCTGGAGGCCCGGATCGCCCGCCGGCAGAGGCCGACGCCATGATCCGCGCCGCCTTCCTTGCCGCCCTGCTCCTGCTCGCCGCCACCCCCGCCGACGCCACGGCTCCACGGCCCGCGCCCGATCCCACGGCGCTCCTCCACCCGGTCGAGCTGCCGGGGGCGGATGGGCCAGATCGGACGCGGACCGGGGCGCCGCCTGAACGTCGGGCCATGGGTGAGACCGGACCGAGCATCACGGCGTCGTCCCACGGGCAGGCTCTGGCATCTCACCCCGCCATCCTGCCCACCCCCTCGCCGGAGCTCGGAACTGCCTCCTGGTACTCCGGCTCACGCGGCTGGCATGGCGTCCCCCACGTCGCGCTCCCCTCCGGCCGCTGGACCGGCGAGATCGGGGCGCATGCCGCCGTGTGCATCTTCGAGGGTGGGCGTAGCCGGTGCGCGACGCTCCCGGTCGTCGATTGCCTGTGCGGCGGCATCCCCGGGCGGATCGTGGACCTGTCGATCGAGGCCGTGGCGCTGCTCGGGCTCGACCCCTCCCGCGGGCTATGGCGGGCAAGTGTGGAGGTGATCCGATGAGCGACCTGCGCGAGGCGATCGAGGCCAGCATGAACGACATCGGGCTTGGCTGGGAGGAGCGGCTGGACCGCTCCGAGGAGCGCATCCGGGCAGCGATCCTGGCCAACATCGATCCCGCGCGCAGCTTCACGGCGTCGATGCTAGCCGCGATCGCGGCCGATGACCCCTGGGCCGCAGGTTTCCGTGCCGGCTGGCAGGCAGCACGAGAGGCGGCGCTCCGATGAATAGCACGCCGATCGACACCTACGCCGGCCAGTGCATCCATGGCGTCCCTTACGGTCCTGGCTGGTCGTGCGGGCTGTGCCCGAACGCGGCGGAAACGAGCTCGCCGACGCAGACCATCTTGGTCAGCCAGGCGTTCTGCGGCGGCTGTGCCGCGCTCAGGGACACCCGGGCAGAGGCCGCCCGCCTCGCCGAACAGCTCGAAGCCGCCGACGCGAAGCTCGCCGAACGGGAGGAGGAGATCGAGCTGCTACGGGAGGCGCTGGCCGGAATGCTTCGCCAGTTCGCCTACTGGACGGCAGACGGAGGCCTTACGACCGGCGGTTTGTCGGCGCTCGAAAATGCTTTCGACGCGCTCGGCTGGGACGACCCGCACCCCGACCCTGCGGGGCGCTGCGAGGAGCCCGGCTGCATGCGGCAGCGGTCCTGCGGTATGCCGACGCCGGACGGATACCGCTGGCTGTGCGGTGAGCATTACCGGCTTGCCCGGAGGGCCGACCGATGAGCCGCCTGCTCGATGCGATCGAAGCCCTGCGCGCCCGCGCCGAGGCCGCCGAGACCGAGGCTGCCCGCCTGGCCGAGCAGCTCGAAAACGCCGACTCCCGCTTGGCCGAGCTGGAGGAGACCGTCGATCGGCTGCGGGCAGCCCCGTGCCCATGCGGCGAGTACACGATGTCCGGCGCGCGGATTTCCCTCGCTCCGAAGCAGACCGGCGTAATCGTCAGGTTGCGGTCCCCGGAGGCCGACCGATGAGCCGCCTCCTCCTCCTCCTCCTCGCCGCCGTCCTCCTCGTCCTCGCCCTGCTCCTCCACCGCCGCGAGCCGGAGCTCGAGGGCCGCTGGATCGACGAAGGCGACGACGGCTTGCCGCCGGCGGACCCGCGGCTGCTGT